GGCGGACTGTCCCAGCAAGTCGGCGGTCTGAATGGTGTACCGGACGGCCAGGCGGGTCGCCTCGGCGGTGTCGCGCTGAAGCTCCACGGCATTCCGTGCGAGCCAGCCGGTGGCGTCACCGCCCACTGCGTCGAACTCGGGCGCCACGGCGCGCGGCAGATAGCTGATTTCGAGTGTGGCGCCGGCAAGGTAGGTGGCACGCACCTGCTCAAGGAATGCGGCCAGCAGGCCCAGCGACAGCGCCTCGACGATGGCGTCCTCGTCCTGCTGCTGGATGTAGCGCTCTATCTCCGCGACCACGGCGGCATCAGTGACCGCCCGGACCTTGTCGAGGTAGGCCTGCTGCAGCGCCGGCTCCTTGCCCTCGATCGCGGCGAGGATTTCGGCCTCGGTCATACCGTGGCCACGCCCGGGCACGGGCAGCGCCAAGTCATGATCGGCGCCAGGATGTCATTGATGATGCCCACGTAGGGCTTGTTCGGCTGGTCGTCGCCCTCGGCCGGGCCGAAGAACTCGGTCTTCAGCGGGCCAACCGTCGCGCTCTTCACCGCCATGGTGGAGACGTAGTCGGGGTTCAGGCTGCCGGGCTTCACCAGCTCGCGCAGCGCAGCCTCATAGGTGGCCTGCTCGACCTCAGTCGGTACGCTGCCTGCGTCGATGGGATCGCCCTCCCGGTCAACGGCGCCAGAGCGCGGCCATTGCAGCGCCTGGCCGCGTCCGCCGACCTTCTTGCCGGGGAACACCAGAACGCACTGGGTCACGGGCAACTGAGTGCCCAGCCCGTCGATGTAGGCCGATGCTCGGGTGAGCGCCGCAGTCTTCGCCTCCTCGCTGCCAGTCCAGGCGGCATTACCGCGCGCCTGGTGGTAGGCGTCAGCGCCAGCCACGGTTCCGTAGAAGTCGGCCATCATCGTTCTCGAATAGGTGGGCCGCCCTGGCCCGGTTGAATCGTCCCTGCTGGGGAGTTACAGCTGCTCGGCCTGCTTGTCAGCCAGGGCCTTCTGGAGCTCTTCCAGAGTCGCATCGGGGCCAGCCGGTACGCCAAGGGCGGCCAGTTGGTCGATCAGCACCTGCTTATGTGCGGCTTCGTCGGCCGGAGGCTGGTTGTTATTCGCAGCCTTGGCTTCAGCCAGCTTCGTGACCAGGGTTTCGGTCTTGCTGTTGGAGCCGGCGTTGATGCCCAAGGCCTTCAGCTCGGCGAACAGTTGCTGTCGATAAGCTTCTTCGCCGCCCTGTCCGCCAGCGCCCTCGCCGCCCTCGACCACCAGCACGCCGGCGAGCACGTAGAAGGCGAGGTTCTTGCGGTCCTTGATCTCGTCCCACTCGGGCACGTCCAGAGACGATTTCGGCAGGATGACGGCACCGCTCGGCAGGCCAATGGGGGTGATGCGGTGAGTGTTGGTGATGATGGCCATGATCTACCCCCGTCAGATGCCGTCGGTGTAGCGGACTTCCGCCGGACGACGGATATCCACGCCACCGAGGCGGAAGATGCCGGGGATTTCCCAGCGCAGCGGGCCGGCCTGGTAGGTCGGCAGGAAACGGTGCGGCATCGGGATGTGCATCTTCAGAACCGACGGATCGCGACGGTAGCTGATCATGCGCGCGGTGTTGCCGGCGCCAGCGGTGTCCAGGCCGTTCAGACCGCGGATCATCAGCGGCTGGCCAGTGGTGGCGGTATACACGTTGTTCTTCTGCAGGTAGGTCAGGATCGACTCCAGACCGTTCTCGTTCACCTTGCGGGTGGCCACCAGCAGGAACTTGCTGTACGGCATCAGCAGGCTGTTCGAGAAGGACGTGAACAGCGTCCCTTGCGCCTGGATGGTCAGCGCGGTGTTCACGTCGGCCAGGATCTGGTCGGCGGTCGCGGCAGCCCAGTTGCCGGTGACAGCGCTGCCGGCGGTCACGCCCGGATAGGCGAACAGGCCGCTGAAGCCCTTCGAGGAATCGCCCAACAGCGCAACGCGGTCGACCATTTCCTCATAGGCGCGGCGAGCAGCGATTGCATCGTCGGCGGTGAGGTTGATCCCCAGCATCTGGGCTTGGCTGATTTCCTCCAGGCCGTAGCCATAGCCGATACCGGCCATGTGTACGTTGGTCTCGAACTTCGAGCGCTCGGTGCTGGCCAGCGGGATGTCGTCGGAGTTGCCGTTGATCCAGTCGGCCTTACCGACCTTGTCCGACGAGTAGTAGGTGACGGTCTTGATCCACTCGGGTGCCGAGGTGTCGACCGGGATCAGCTGCGGATACTGGATATCCGGGTAGACGATCTCGTTGACCTCGCGCTCGATGTGGGTGGTCTGCGAGACCACGAAGCCCAGGGCAGCCTGAGCGTCGAGCAGTTTGATTTGACGGCTCATGATTTCTCCTTAGCTCATGCGCACTTGAGCGAGTTGGTTGGCACCAGTGGTGCTGGTGTCGAAGCGAGCGTTCGGCACTTGCACGTTGCTGGTGGCGACGTTGGTCCAGACGCCAGTGGCCGGCACGAAGTAGACCGGGTCACCCGCAGCGACCTGCACGGAGGCAGTCACCCAGATGGCGCCCTCGGTCATCACGCGGGCGGACTCGTACTGGCTGTACTGGTTGGCCTCAGCCTTGACGGAGCGATCGCGGACGCTGATGCCGACGAACTTCGCGGCGGTGTCACCAGCGGTGGCGGCGCGGCCAGCCTTGTCGGCGGCGCCTTGCATGACCGGGATGCCGAATGCCAGGCCGCCAGCAGCCTCGACAGTGCGGGAGATCAGAGTCTTCGGGACTTCGTCGACGATCATGCCCGGCAGGCCGGGGCGGATGTTCGCGCTGTAGGTGGTTTGAACGGCGGGCATTATTTGGCACCTCCCTTCCAGGCGTCGTTCAGACGCGATTCGTAGGCCGATTGACCGTTGTCATTCGGGGCGGTGGTGGTCTTGCGGTCGCCCAGGACACGGCGTACCGGATCGACGTTGGCGTCTTCCACCAGCAGGTCGAAGCGAGCGTCGATGTAGGCCTCGGTCTTGCCAGCGATGGCAGCGTCGCCCAGCTTGGCCACGACCACGGCCTTGCGGATCTCGGCTGGGGACTTGCCGGTGTAGTCGCCGTCAGCGATCTGGACGGCCAGGGCCAGCAGATCGGCGCGCTCGGTCACCAACTTGTCGATGGCGGCGTCGTTCAGGACCTTGCCCTTCAGGCCATCGATCTCAGCGTCCTTCTTGGCGAGGTCAGCGTCCTTGGCAGCGAGCGCGGTGGCATGGCTGTCAGTCAGGGTCTTCACCTGGATTCCGGCGTCCGCCAGCTGCTTTTGCAGCTTCTGGATCACCTGTTCGCCCTGTTCGGTCACCTCGATGGAGAGGCCGTCGACCAGGATTTTGCGGAGTGCATCAGCCATGTCATGGCCTCCTGTTTCTGGGTGCGCAGGGGGTTGCACAGCGGGGGTGCGCGAGTCCCCGATGCGTAGTTCTTCACCGCCCCGAGCGCGGAACTCTTGGGATAGGTGGTTCATCTTCATGGGGCCCAGGTAGGCGTGGAACGTCTCCCCCTCGGGGGTGACGCCATCCTGGAAGATCACCTCGGCGCTGTAGCCCATGGATAGCTCGCGCTTGCCGGCTTCGTAGTCGCGGATGGCGTCGGCATCCATCAGCACCAGCGGCACACGCACGAAGTCGCCGTCACGCATCACTTCGCCGCCGGTCATGCCGACCGACACTTCCTTCCAGTTGTCCGCGGTGACTTCCTTTCCGGCCGGGTGGCCGTTGGTGATCGGCCTGTGGGCGTAGGAGCGCATCGCCTCGTCGGCGAACACAGATTCCGGAGGCCGGTAGATGCGCACGATGGGCATCTCAGGCTTGCCGACTTCAGAGCCCAGGTACTCCTGGATGCCAGTGCGTGCTACCCGAGCGTCGGCCACGAGGTAGCCGTCGGCGGTCCGGCGAACGCCAGACACCGTGACGGAGTCGAGAAGGAGCATTGCTATTCCTCGTTGAGGTCGTCCGACCAGCTCGGGGTGATCTCTTCGAAGATCTCCGGGCCAAGCTCGATGACGCCGCGGTACGGCTCGACCTGGTCAAGGTCGACGCTGCCGGGCTGATAGGTGAAGGTGATGTGCGGCTGGTACTCCGGGAAGTCCCAGGAGCCGCCGGCGTCGAGGATGTCTTGGTGGCGCCAGGTCAACTCGGTGTTGTTGAACAGCAGGACGATGGCGCCCTCGCCGAACTTCTCGATCATGCGGGGGCCGCCTGCGGAGCTGGTGAGGTTGCCGTTCGGCTTGTTGGTCCAGGCCTGCGCGACCGCCATCCAGTCGACCGGGGTCTTGCTGTAGGCAACGGTGACGTGCAGGTCTTCGGCTGGGAGCGTGGTCTCGAAGCCCTGGGCCTTGGCCCAGTCGATGATCGCGCTGGCGTTCAGCACCTTGCGGGACACGTAGAGCGTGCGCGCCGCGGCGTCCTGCAACTGGGTGGTGCCGCCCTCCTCGTCCTGCCCGTCCTCCGGGACCTCGGAGCCGAACTCCTCCAGTGCAGACTCCAGGCCGGGCATGACGCTGTTTTCCACCAGCAGGGTCTCTGCGGCCTTGCTGAGAGCGTCCGGCGGGAAGAGCCTGGTCTCGGCGATGATCTTGATGGTCTCGGCGGTGGTCTTGCCGATGTCCGCCCGCTCCTTCGAAGTGGTCTGCCAGAGCGCATTCCAGATGTAGTGGATCTCCGGCGGCCGGTTCCCAAGCGCTGAACGCACCAGACACTCGTCCAGCAACGACATGGCCGGCGTTATGTCGAGTTCCTGGCTGGACTGGATGCGGTCGTAGTAGTTGCGCAGGTCCGCATCGCCGGTGGAGTTCATGCCGGCGGGTGACTGGCTGAGCATGCGGGTGGCCGGGATGTCGGCGGCGCCACACCCAGCCTGCATGAAGCGGTCCATGATGTCCGGCAGCGTGCCGAAGTTGGCCGACTTGCTGTCGTACTCCTCTTCCTTGTCCAGCAGCAGCGACCCGTTGATGCCCTTGGCCGTAGCAGCGAGCCGGACACGCTCCAGCAGCTTCTTCTGGTACTCCTTGTCGTTCATGCCCTGCATGAAATCAGGGATGCGAATTACGTCGACCTTCGCCTCGAAGATCAGGCTGGCCACGTTGGCCATGGTGCTGTCGATCTGCTGGATGGCCTCGAAAACTGCCTGCAGGACCGAGTCGCCCCAGCCGAACTGGTTGCCGCTGGCCAGGTCCTGGTCCGGGATGTCGGCGCCGGTGAAGATCACCAGGCGGGACGGATGAATCTCGATCGCGCTCCCGCCCAGGCGGTAGGCCTTGGGCTTGCCGTAGTTCGGCGACATGACATCGCGCTCTTGCTCAGTAGCCGAGAGGTCGCGCCGGCTCATGACCGTCAGGTACTTGATGCCGCTGGCCTTGATCCGATCAGGGACCAGTGGCTTGCTGGTGTCGATGTCGCCAGTGCCGATAAAGATCGCCGCACCGCCCCAGAGCCGCGCCTTGATCAGCGCCTCCATGGTGCGAGCCTTGACCTGCAGGCGCTTCTCTTCGGCCTCGACCTTCTCGATCTGCTGCTTGCTGGCCTGCCACGCGCGCCAGCGCCGGGTGGCGTCCTTGGCGGGGATGTCGACGACCTTGCGCGGGAACCAGGCGCCACGGTATGCGTTGAGCAGTTGCTCGTCGGTGAGCAGGACCGGCGCGTAGAAGCTGCCGGCGGCCTTGTCGCGCTCCGTGCCCAAGTTGGCCACGAAGTTGACCAGCTTGTCGGTGAGGAAGCGCTTGACGCCCATTAGGAAACACCTGCGAGGGAGTACCGATTGATCGGGAACTCCTTGTGAATGAAATAGCCACCCGCGTCGTTGGGGTGTTCGATGTCAGCCGACTTATCCGGCTCGCCGTTGCTGCCCCACACCTGCTGCTCCAGGGCGTCCGCATAGGTCGGGCACCGGTCGGGGTTCACCCGATACCGCCGCTCGCCCTTGGCGTTGCAGAACATGGCGTTCATGGAGTTGATCCGGTCCTTGACCGGAGGATTGGCGGCGGGCGCCGAGACGATAAAGCCGGCCTGCTTGAGCAACGCGATGTCGGTCTCGCTGGCCCGGACGGACTTGCGCGAGTCGCCGGAGGCATCGGGGTAGATCCGAATCTGCCGGGTCGGCCGGTAGTCGCCTTCGGCATACAGCCAGAACCGCTCCTTCAGCTGCCTGATCATGTCTGGTGTGTCGTAGGCGTTAATGATCTCATCGACCGCATGAGGCAGACCCAGGCGCTTCACGTGCACCACGGCGGCCATCTTGCCGACGTTGAAGTCCATGCCCGTGAAGATCGGTTCACCAGGCTGCACCGTCTCTTGCGAGGCATTGAGCTTGCGGTCGTAGGCGGTGTAGATCGTGCCCGACGTCAGGTTGACGAACTGGCCGCGCAGGTACGCGGCGATCAGCTGTTCGGGATAGTCGCCCAGCAGCGAGTCGATGTAGTCGTCGGGGAGGTTCGCCTCGTTGTCATACGTGCTGGCCTGAATCATCCCGTACCGATCACGGAGTTCCGGCTTCTCCCGCAGTTGTTTGACGAACTGCTGGTGGACGAACTTGAAGCCTTCCGGCGTGGTCGCGACGTCTACCCCATTGCGCAGGCCGGCGACCTTGAAGCGCATGCGCGCGATGATCTTGCGCCAGGCATGCTGTGCCTTTGCCTTCGCGAGAACGTCCAGTTCGTCGACCAGGGCGTGCCCGATCTTGAAGCCGACGATCGTCTGCGGCTTCTCCATGGAGCGACAGATGGTGGTGCTGCGGTACCGCTTGCCCGAGTAGAAGTCGACCTCCTTGTCGCTTTCCTTGATGCGGACGCGAAGCCCCCAGTCAGCAGCCACTTCCTCGATCGTGGGAAAGAAGATGTCCTTGATCTGGGCGTAGGTAGGCGCGAAGTACCCGGAGTCGATCCCAGGCCACTCCCACACATGCTTACAGATGCCCGCACAGCCCACCCAGGTCTTGCCCGAGCCGAATCCCGCGACGAAAGCCCGGAACTTGTGAGGTAGAGCAATGAACTTGCCCTGCGGCACGTTAAGCGTCGGCATCGCGGACCCTCGCGTCGATGATGGTCACCGCGACGCTGGTCGGCGGCGCATCGTCCTCGGGGTTCTCCAGCAGCTTCAGCTCGGCGCGCTTCTTCGCCACGTCCAAGCGCTTCAGTTCCAGGTCCAGCGCGGCCGATTCGGTGCCGACGTGCCGGCTCAGCAGCTCCAGGTTGCGGAGCTTGTCCGGCCACTTGACCTTCCGGAGCACGCCGGCAATGCGACGGTCATCACCACGGCCTTCGAACAGCTCGGCGACCTCGATGCCGGACAGGAACTGGCGCCAGACCTTCGGCCACTCGCGGATAGGCTTGAAGCTGCCGTCGTCTTCGTGGATGTCCAGGACGTCCATCTCGTCGATCTCGCGCAGGCGGCGGACGACGTAGTCGGATGAGACCTCAGTGCGCTTCGACCGCTCGGCCATGGCCTGGGCGATCGCCTCGGCCACCTCAGGGACGCGGAGTAGTTCGTAGCCCATCTCGGCCGCGCGCTTCGGTGCGTACCCCGCCCGGATTGCTGCCTGCGTCGCGTTGAGGTCGACCAGGTACTCCTCGACGAACAGGCGCCGCTTCTTGTTCAGCGCCATGAGGGACCCCGTAAAGAAAAAGCCCCGCAGGTGCGGGGCTCGATTGCTATGCCATGGTCAGGCGCGAATAGGTCCAGTCGCGATGGCGTAGATGATCGAAACGTAAGCTTCCCAAATACGGCCAGATACATGCGGGCCATTCATTGTGAAAGGCTGTTCGTAGTTCCCCAGGAAGACCCCTCGTTCGCTGGTGCTCATACTCCAGACGGGAACCCAGACTAGGGAACCATCGCTGCTTCTAACTTGCTTCTCTACCGTGTGACGGCCCTGAATCTTCCCGTCGACAAGCAAATCGAATGTGATCCTTCCGTCGCCGTAAGGGGTTCTGATCAGAATCGTGCCATCTTCGCCATAAACCATGCTCGACTTGGTGGAGTTCTGAATCTCAGGATCACCACCAAGGGTGACGATATTCTCGATCAGCGCATTGGCGATCGTCTTGATCCGACTGATGTATCCGCCGGCATCAAGCACGCTATTCAGGTCTTCCTCGGTAAAGCTCTTGTACTGCATGGCACAACTCCTTTGCTGGTCGAATCCAACAAATGAGGGCTATGTGCCAGTATTTCAAGTCAGCGTCGGCGTTCCGTCCCATCCCAACGCTCTCCCCAGTCAATTCGGACGATGCGCGCCACGTTTCCGCGCGCCTTGAAGACCAGAACGGCCAGCACGACCAGGATGATAAGCAGCCAGGGAGACAGGGCTGGGTGGTAGTTACCCCGCAGCGTGTCGAGGAAAAAAGTTAGGGAGTAGCAGCCCGAGCCAACGGACAGCAGGTAAGCCAGTAGCGAAACGCCAGCACGGTAGCGCGCGCCCTGCCGGCGGTAGCTGGCGATGCGCACACAGATCGCGCTGCAGATTACTGCGGCGACCAAGGACCACGGATCAACCATTCCGGCCATCTCGATCATCTCGACCTCCAAAGCGGCCCGCGATGAAGCGGAACCAACCCGGCGTCTTCCCCCCCTGCACCCACTCCAGCAAGCTGATGCCCAAATAGACGCACAACAGGGCGCCGACCCCGGCCACCAGGCCGGAGGTTTCAACCCATTGCTTACCGACGAACTCGCCGGCGATGTAGTAGCCGAAGATCCAGGACACCAGGAAGTACCCGACGCGTGAGAAGACCGAGAGGTCTTTCGCCTGGACCACGAAGAACATGGCGCCAGCAAAGGCGCCGATAATGGCGTTGATGTCGACGCCCAGCAGGTAGCCGCCGCCGAATCCGACGGCGCCAGCAACTGCGATGGCTCCGGCTTCGGACATGGGGCGATCTCCAGGGTGATCAGGCGGATGGGCTCCGTCAGTGCGGCGCCTTCTTAGGTATGGGTAAGATCAGCGTGCCAAAGCGCAGGAGAGCACCATGGCCACCAAGAACATTGATGAATTCAACGAGATCACCGGGAAGGTGTTCGCCAAGCTGTATGAAGCCTTCCCGATTCCAGTTCTCCTACAGCCGTCTGACTTCGACATCAAGGAGCACGCTGAAGGTGACTGGGACCACCATGGCAGGTTCGTTGGGGGTGAACCACTGACCATCGAAGAGCGTATGTTCGGCGAGTCGATTCGCTGGCTAGAAGAGTCTGGGTATCTCACCTTTGGACCCGGCAATCATGGGGTGCAGGATGAAGATCGAACCCACTTCCAGCGATCCAGGCTGACCGCGAAAGGTCTAGAGGTTCTGAACGCGATCCCGCCAAACCTCACAAAGCGTGAGCCGCTTGGCCAGCAACTGGCTGCAGCATCCAAGAGCGGAGGGAAGGAACTGCTCCGCACCATCACAACCGAAGCCCTCGGCATCGGCGTCCAGATAGGGGCGAAAGCGCTCGGCCTGTAACGAAAAACCCCGGCTCGATGGCCGGGGTTTTTGCTTGATCTGTCGTGCGGGTGTAACTGTGCACAGTGGCAAAACGATACCCAAATGCTCCTCAAATCGTCAAGCGACCCGTTTTAGCCTCTCCCGCTGCGCCCAGTATGCGTCTACCCGGTCCAGGTAGCGCTGGTGCACACCAGGCTGCTCGATGATGTCCTCGCCCCACTCCGCCCGGTAAGCTTCTCCGTACCGCTTCATCCGCAACGCCCAGCGCGATAGCTGCTGGTCGGGCATTCCGCGCAGGCGTTCAGCCAGGCGCTGCTGGTGATGCTCACGACGCTGGGCGTACAACTCGGCGCGCTGCTCGGCAACAACATCGCGGTCCTCTTGCTGCCATCGCCAGCCCGGTCCCTTTCGCAATCCGCTCTGCTTCGCAACCACCTCGGCCACCGGCTTCAGCGCCTGGGCGTCCAGCTTATCGACGTGGCGCGCCAGGCGTTCCCAGGTGCTGGCGTAGTCCCTCGCCCAGTTGTGCGGATCAACCTTGCAGCCAAGGCGCTCCTCGATGAACAGGCAGACCTCGCCCGGGCCAAGCGTGTCCCGGCCATTCACCGCCCGCTTGTGCGAGTTGATCGCCGCCAGCGCCATCCAGTAGGCGCGCTCGCCCTGGCGCTGTGTGAGCTGGCCAAGGCCGGCGCCGATCCAGACAAGGCCGTGAGCGATCGCCACGTCGTCGCCAGTGGCCAACGGCGAATACAGCGTGTGACCGAAGTGCTGCAGCGGCTTCGGCAACGTGCCGATGGCAGCCATCACCAGGCCGGCGGCCAGCATGTGGGCGGAGCGCCCATTGGTGTCGTTGCGGTCCGGGTGCGTCTCGTTGGCCACCCGCCCCCGCTTGCCGAGTTTCGCCTTCTCCGCGGCCACGGCGAGGACCGAATCGCGGTTCTCGTAAAGTGCGTCGTGCCATGCTTGGCGGGCGCTGGTCAGTTTCATTTCGGCTCTCCCCTGTGGTTTTCTGTGGTCACTGCTCGCCCTCGAGGAGAGGGACGACTTTCACTCGCACGCCCGGCGTTTCGCCGTAGCGTTTCCCCACCATCGCCTTCACGACCTGGACGTCGTCCTTCCAGACGACACCGTTCAGGCCGTCGTAGATCGCCTTGATGACGTTGTCCATGTCGGGCTTCTTGGTGGGGTACAGCTGCCCGGCCAGGGCCTGGGTCTTCCGTTTTTTCGACATGGATTGAGGGATGCTCAGGGCGATGTCCAGTTCGACCATCACCGGTCCTTCCAGCAGCGCGCGGCCCGCCATCGCCTGGTGCCCGCTGTGCGCGATCAGCCCCTCGTAGTTGGCCGTCTTCTCCGGCGTGAACATCCGGGCGTGGCTGCCGACGCGGCCGATGCGTGGCCTTCCCTTCCCCACCGGCTCGCCGGGTACGGTGAACAGCACTGGGCGCAAGTCAGGCATGGCGCTCTTCTCCCCGATTCAGCCCCATCTTCGCCAGCAGCAGCGCCCGCGCCTGCTTCGGATCGGTGGGAAGGCCCTGGGCGTAGATCAGGTCGCGCGCTTCGCGGTTCGAGTGCGCCATCTGCTTCTGCATCGGGGTCTTCTCCTCCTGTCCGATCGCCTTCGGGATCTCCTCGTCCAGAGGCTTGCCCATGGCGGCGCGGGCTTTGACGATGGCGTAGTTGCGGGAGAAGACCTTGCGCAGCGCCTTGTCGGTCAGCTTTCCGTGCTTCAGGTCCCAGGTGCCCGTGGCTTTCGCGGCGATGCGTACCGCCTCGTGGGCGTATATACCGCGCAGCGCCTGCTCCCAGGCTTCGTCCTCGGTCGGCATGCCATGCACTTCCAGGCACAGGGCGCGGAAGACGTTGGCCGGCGGTGGCCAGTCGAACTCAGTTCCCTTGTGCACCAGGGCGGCAAGGCCGTTAGCCAACTGCTGCCCCGTCAGGCCATTCAGGACGGTCGCCCAGGCGCTATCGGGATTCGGGTTGTCTCCAAAACTCGACGTCCAGCGGTGACCGTACATCTCCGTCATCTTCAGCCAGAGGCGCTCCAGCAGCCTGTCGGGCAGCTTCGTTGGCTGCGATGTTGGCTGCGACTCGGTCGACGGCTGAGAGAGGGCCTTGCCGACGAGGGAATCCGCGCGGGGCGGCATGACGGCTGGCTTGGCCTTCGGCAGGTCCTTCGGATCCAGTGGCTTGTCCATGAGGGTTCCTCGCTTGGTCGTAGCGATGCTGTTTCAGGACCGACATGGCGAGCTTGTGCTCCCACTGGACCTGGGTGTTTTGTTCTTGGGGGGTGGCGGTCCAGTAGCTGCGGAAGTCGATCAGGCGATCGTCGGTGAGCGCGTTCATGCTCAGACCGGTGTGCAGGAGGACAGCTTTGAGGCTCTTGCCCGGTACCCAGCTGAGTGACATCGGGAAGCGGACGGGGATATCGAGCGAGTCGTGCGCGTAGGGTGTAGTGGGGTTATTACCGGACTCCGGAGGTGTGCCCACTTTTGAGCTTTCGCCCCCTCCCACTTCTCTGCCCTCTTCTTCCGTGTAAGGCCCGTGGTTATTGGGCTCCAGCCCTCCCACATAACTGCCCGGTTCATCTGCCCACTTACTGCCCACTTTATTTCGGGCGGATTGATCCCGTGTTGCCTTCAGCAGCTGGAAAATCAGGCGGCGCTCAGCCTGGTTCGGGCCTACTAGATCGACCTTCTGCAGCCACGTCAGGGCGCGTCGGAGCTCCTTCTCGGAAGGCTCGCCACCCTTGATGCCCTGGTGCGGTTCGACGTACAGCTCCTCAGCGATCGACTTCCACGAGATGCCGCGGCGCTCGCCGACCAAGCCGGTCCGGTAATCCATGAACGGGCGAAGGCCGAACACGTAGATCTCCCGGGCAAGCATGGGCAAGCCCCGGAGCGCCTCGCGCTCGTCGTCGTTGATGAGGAATGAGGGCACAGCTATACCGCCGACAGCTGGGGCGTGCGGCGCATGGAATCGATCATCCGCAACGCTTCGCAGGTGGCTGCCATCGACTCCGAGAGCTCGCGGTGGGCTTCCTGCAGCTCGGAATCGTCGGCGCCGTCGACCAGGCTGGCGACGGCCTGCTGGGCCTCGCCGTTCTCCTTGATCAGGGTGCGGAGCATGCAGAGCACTTCGCGCTGGCCGCCGGCCGACTCCATCAGGCGCACGGAGACACCCACCGGCGTCAGCAGGTCGCCCAGGGCCTGAATCTTCAGGTCGGCCGGAAGCGCAGCGATCACCGACATGGTGAAGTTGGCCGGCAGCAGGTTCTTGTCCTTGGACGAGTCGTCGAGCCAGCGAAAGACGCGGTCGGCGTTCGCCTTCATCCGCTCCACTGGGTCGCGTGACGGCGGATCGAAGAAGATTTGGGTAACGGTGTCGGCGCCGAGGCGCTCGTGGGCTTCCACGATGAACTGGACGACCGTCTCGCGGCTCAGCCCTTCCCGACGGCGCCATTGGTTCACGACGCCGAGCAGGGTCGCGATGAGGGTGTGCGATTCGCTTCGCATGACTTACGTGCACTCCTAGCCGAATCTATGGGCATCCGATCAACCAACTGGGCGATACCCGTCATGGATGACCATCTGAAAACGCAGCGTCAGGCCGCAGGCTTCTCTGCACGACGCAGGTCAGGGCAAAGATCAACCGCCTTGAAGCGGCCATCGGTCTCTGCCTCCGCACGAATTGCCGTTACCGGCCCCATGCCGTGCTTCTCTCTCACCCAGCCGGAAACAGTCCCTTGATCCACTCCGAGTCGTTCGGCGGTCTTGGTCTGGGTACCGAAGTGGTTCACCAGTTCTTGGAAAATGCTCATCTCATGCCCTCGTACGGGATTACCCATAATTTAGATCATGGGAATACCCATTTGCAAGGATATGGGAGCGCCCCTAATACTCGGCGGATGGAATATAAAGACCGAATCAAAGCCGCCAGGAAGCACGCAAAGCTCACGCAGGTTGAGCTGGCGAAACGCGTGGGGATCGATCAGACCTCCGTTTCCGACCTCGAGCGTGGTAAGTCGCAGAGCTCAAGCTACAACGCGCGAATAGCCGTCGCCTGTGGCGTGAATCCGCTTTGGCTTGAAGACGGCATTGGCGAGATGGTCGCGAGTATCTCCACAGCAAACGCCCGACTAGATGCTGGTGAGAGCTCCGAAGCGCTGTCGGCCGAGGCGAAGCAAGGCGCCGCCGACATCGTGCTGGCGATGCTGAAGAAGCACGCCGCCAAGGGAATGAGTAGCGCTGCTCAGGAGAAGATCGCACAGGCGGTCGCCGACAGCTTGGCCGAGAAGAACGTGGTGGCAGCTCCTGCCTCCAACGTGATCCCGGCCGACTTCTCCCGCATTCGCCCGCGCCAGGGCGAACTGCTGGTGCCGCAGTACGATATCCGCGCCGCGATGGGTGCCGGCCAGCTGCCGCCCGACTACGTGGAGACCGTCCGCAACCTGGTGGTGAACGAGGCGCACCTGCGCGCTCATGGCGTCGATTACACTGCCCCGGAGAACCTGGCCATGATCACCGGCTGGGGCCAGAGCATGCTCGGGACCATCAACGACAAAGACCCGGTGATGGTCGACAAGGGCGTCAACGAGTTCATCGGCGAGGGCATCTACGTTCTGACCTGGCACGAGCACATGTACATCAAGCGCGTTCAAATTCTCGATGGCGACCACTTCCAGCTGATTTCGGACAACGACAAGTACCAGATGCAGAAGGCTCGCGTCGAAGACGTGATCTTCCATGCGAAGGTGCTGCTGATCTGGAACGCCAGGAAGGGATAACACTTCGGGGGTCGCATGGACGACGACGAGATCCTCACTTTGCTGTTGGCAGCTGGAGTGCTCAACGAGCGCGAGAGTGTTATCCGCCAGCGCCTGCTCTATCAGGAGAAGGTCGATATACTTGCGACGGTCCAGCAGCACGGCGCCGGCGCGATTACGACGCTCACCAAGGGCGATCAAGTTATCTACGACCGAGACACAGAGACGATCGCCGGACCCGACGAGGACTTTCTGGATTGGGCGATTTTCCGCTCGCCGCCGGGATCCGGCGCTGAAGATCTGCGATACGACGGCCCTGAAACTATTCAGCTGCTCGCCATGGATCACTCCTACCCAGGCCGCGCAGTGATTGGTAGTTACTCGCCATTCAAAGATATGGCGGCATATGAAACTAACGGCGAATGCCGCGACGAATCCTTTCTCCGTGCTCAAGAGTTCTTCGCTGTAATGGCGGTGGCTACTCCACTTTCCGTTCTGGAGCAGCATGGCCGTATCACAACGGAGTTCATTGACCCTCCTCACGTTCCGGGCCGACATGATGGCCGCCAAGGCACATGGCTGCCTCGCCAAATGCCGAATTTTGAGGAAGTACGCCTGCGATGCATGGGAAGAAGTTCGATGCCTTGGCCTCGAAACGGTGGCGACTTCCTTCGATTTCTGTTGCTGATAAAGCGCATCATGGCCAGCAAGCTGAGTGACACCGACAAGAAGAACCTCGTCCATCGCGCAATGACATTCATTGGAGAGGATGGACACTCCTTCGACCGCTTCGGTGAAGGGGGCGCGGACACCCTCCTCCGTCAGCTTCACCGACTGCCCAGTTAAAACGGTGCCGGCTCCTCGTGCAGGCGCTGCACCACCATCCCAGGCAGCACGTCCATATCATCAGCCTCGATTTCCGGCCCCTCCTCCACCATCGCCTCCCAGTGCAGCGTGATGGTCCCGTCTTCGTTCTCGATCATTTCCAGGCCATCCGTTTCCTGCAGCTCCCCCATCACCTGGGACCAGGCCTGATCCGAATCGCTTTCCAGCCGCCAGATCGTTGCTTGGCGCAGTGAAGCCGCGCGCGGCGAGTTCACCATGGCCGAGATGCGCAGCCTCAACCTGTCTACGCCGGCCATTCCACGATCTTGCTGTTGGGGGGTTGTGGGTGCCTGGGTACGCATATGAACCTCCATTTACTGTACGCCCATACAGTACTTTTCAATCTAGGCTTCAGCAATACCCTACGACCTCCCCCGTCTTTGACCCACGCTAACCCTATGTTTTATCGAGAGATCGGTCTTCCCATAAAAATTAATATGGGAGTTCCCATTGACATGAATTACGGGATATCCCATATTTTGATCACGCCCAACGAAGAACCACTGGGCCAGGCCACCGAGCCGCGCTCTTTCACAACACGGGAACCCACGCCGGCCTCTGGTAGCCGGCCAGGCTCAAAGCTGACGCGCTGCATCTGGATGCGCGCGCCGAGGGTCTGCACCCCTAACGCTCCCTGCCGGGACTCCTCAGAACGGAGATTGGTACCCGGCACAGCGGACAGATGGAAACGTCTGGGGTGACACCGACAACGTACAGAAAAAAATCATCGCCCAGGCACAGGTGGCGGGTAACAGTGCCCAGGAACGAGGACTGCAGCGCCCGGCATGCCGGCGTCACGGTTCACCACGACACCAGAAGCTCCAACCGCGGGTGGTAGAAGCCCAGTAGGCGAACGCGGATCGAGAGCTCTGGCCTGCCCAGCAGGCCGGAGGCTCTCCAAGAATCCTTCATTGAGGGCTTCTCGGAGAGGAACCAACGGCGTTACCTTGCTTCTGCAACCCAAGGAGCGGGATATCCAATGGCCACACCAATCATCCTTTCGAAAGAACACAAGCCCTGGAAAAAGAGCCATTTCTTCCGGGGTGTCGGGGTGAAGAAGGCGGAGCTACTCAAGCTTGAGGACGCGTTCATATGCGGCATCAAGTCCGATAGCGAGCGATTGCTGAAGTCTCGCAAGGAGACACTCGAAGGCTTCCTCGCCAAGTCTCCGGGAGACATCGAAGTACGCCAGCTCATCGCCGCACTCGCTGAGGCGATCCGGAAACTGAAGGCCAAGAGCAAGCGAAGCAGGGCATCGAGAAAGCAACACGCCGAACCTGAGTCGCACAAGCACGATGGCATGCCTGATCTTGGCCTCAAACCAAAGCCTGTAAACAACAGCACCGGCTACGCGCACTTAGTCCAAGGTGGAAGCCCTGGACTTGGGAAGCGCAGCTAGCCCCCGCTCTTTCTCTGAAGCCCGCTAAACGCGGGCTTTTTGTTGCGCCAACGAAACTCCGCAATCACCGCACCTTCCCCGCCCGCATCCGCCAGCACTCTCCTCCGCGCCCACCGGCACACAGCGGAGCGCCCGAGTGCTGCCGAATGCCGGCGATCCGCCGAGGACTCCGCCATGTGGCTATCCGAATCCCGCCAGCGCGCCCGCTTCCAGGGTGCTCAGGCGGCCTACGACCTGCGCGGCGATCCCTTGTGGGATGGCCCTGATCCTGAACCCGAAGAGCTCGACGAGCCCGAGGAGCAACCCCATGTGCTACCGGATGGAGAAGGCCTGGAAGCTGATCAAGCACGAGATCGAGCTGCAATCCCGGTCGCAGTTCCCCAGTGACGACATGGCCATCGGGATGATCCAGATGGCCTACGCCCAGGGCGATATCAACGGCCAGCAGGAGCTGGAGCTGACGCAGGAAGCCGCCGAGACGGTGCGCAACCGCCGCACCGAGCTGCGCAACCACCACATCCAGGCATGCATTCAAGGAGCACGGAATGACAACTCGCCCCGTTCCCTCGCTGGTTGACGACCAGGTCGCCGACCTGATCATGCCGGCCGGCGCCGACATCGCCGCCGTCCTCGGCCTGCCGCGCGAGACGCTGGTGCAGAACCTGCCACGCCGCATGGCGCTGACTATCAAGAAAGGCCGGAAGTGCCTGGGGGTGCGGCGATGATCACCGCCAAGGAAGCCGACGCTCTCGCCGATCACGCCTTGGGCCAGTACTTCAGGGCTTGCGGTTGCGCCACGCCAGAGGACGTCAGGAAGGCCGGCGAGATGGTGATCAGCAAGGCGGCGCGCGGTATCGAAAAGTACTGCGGCACTGAGAAGGCCGTCGACGTTCTCCAGCGCACCTGGTTGCACATCGAGCCGCCGCGGAGGGAGTCATGAACGCCAAGCGTAAAGCCATCCTGCTGGGCACGCTCGGTGCCTGCGCCCTTTACATCTTCCTGATCATCGGCCCCGCCACCGCCGGCCACATCACCGGCGAGCAACCCACGACGGCATTCGCCGCGAAGTGAGTTCCCATGCAATCCGTCACCACGGTGCGCGCCTCGTCCTGGGGCGCGCTGTTCGACTGCGCCTTCAAATGGGAAGGCGTCCACCTCCTCAAGATTCGCAGCCCATCCGGGCCGCGCGCCCTGCTTGGTACGGCGATCCACGCCAGCACAGCCGCCTTTGACGCGGCGCGGGTGAATGGCGAACCGATCAGCGCCTACGACGCCTCGGAGCTACTGGTGCACACGCTGCAGCAGCCTGAGTTCGAGGTGGACTGGCGCGGCGCCGACATCACCATGCGCGAGGCAGAATTCTTTGGTCTGACGCTGCACACGAAGTACTGCAACGACATCAGCCCGCACTACGACTTCGTGGCCGTCGAGCTGACGACCAAGCCCCTGGAGATCGACTGCGGCGGCGGGATCATCGTCCGCCTCACCGGCCAGCTAGACCGGGCCCGCATCAAGCGCGACTCCCAAGGCATCGGTATCGCCGACGTGAAGACCGGGGGCGCCGCGGTCAGCAAGGGCGTGGCCAAGACCAAGGGCCACAAGCCGCAGATCGGCACCTACGAGCTGCTCTACGAGCACACCACTGGCGACGCCATCACCGCGCCGGCCGAGATCATCGGCCTGAAGACCAAGGGCAAGCCCGAGGCAGCGGTCGGCGAAATCATCGACGCGCGCCAGGCGATGGTCGGCAGCGACACGCACCGCGGCCTGATCGATTTCGCGGCGGACATGTTCCGCAGTGGCCTGTTCCCCCCTAACCCGCAAAGCCCGCTGTGCAGCCCGAAGTACTGCCCGCGCTGGGCGACCTGCCCCTACCACGAATGAGGAAGCCCATGAGCCAAGCAACCACCCTCGCCGACCTGCAGACCAGCGCCGTCGCCCGTCGCGCGCCGGACCAGGCGCCCGTCGCAATGTCGTTCTTCAACATGGAAGGCTTCGAGCTGATGCAGCGCATCGCCAAGGCCTTCAGCCAGTCCGACCTGGTGCCCAAGCAGTACCAGGGCAACCTGCCCAACTGCATGATCGCCCTGGACATGGCCCAGCGCATCGGCGCGAACCCGCTGATGGTGATGCAGAACCTGTACGTCGTGCACGGCACGCCGGGCTGGTCAAGCAAGTTCCTGATCGCCACGGTGAACACCTGCGGCCGCTACTCATCCATGCGGTACGAATGGAAGGGTGAACCGGGAAAGCCGGACTACGGCTGCCGGGCCTGGACGATCGAGAAGTCGACCGGCGAGCGCCTCGACGGCATCTGGGTAACCTGGAAGATGGTGAACGACGAAGGTTGGGCAACGAAGAACGGCAGTAAGTGGAAGACCATGCCGGACCAGATGTTCATCTACCGCGCCGCCGCCTTCTGGCAGCGCGCCTACGCGCCGGACCTTGGCATGGGCTTGCAGACCGCCGAGGAGCTGCAGGACGTCATCGACGCCAAGCGCGACACCGACGGCTCCTTCACGGTCGACCTCGATGCGCTGAGGCGCCAGCAGGAAACCACCGAGAAGTCGCCAGTAGCCGAACAGCCAGCTCTTGATCACGAGCCCGGCGAGGTGGTCGACACCGTAAGCGGCGAAATCACGAAAGCCAACGAGCGCCAGCCCGCCGCCCAACAGCAGGACGGCGACGGCCTCAGCTTCGAGTAAGCGGCCATGGCCAGCCAGACCATCGAAGAGCAGTTCGACCGCGTGGAGGAGTTCACCAGCCTCCTCTGCGCGGCGGAGCTCAGCGCCGCCAACACCTGGGAAGAGCAGTTCACCGCCGACCTGCGCGCGAACTTCCAGCGCTACGGCGCGCGGATGTTCCTCAGCGAGTCCCAGCACACCACCCTCGATCGCATCGCCAACCAGTAGGAACCCCAGCCAATGACCGCACAAGCCGCCGCAACCATCGCTGAAGAAATCGTCGACGACATCGTCGAAGAACAGCAGCCAACCACCGTCGTTTCCCTCGCTGCCGAGACCCTCGGCCGCGACATTCTCCAGGTCCTGCTGCAGGAAATCCGGGTTCTTCCCGGCGTCTGGCAACAGCTTCCGGAGCAGAAGCAAGCCGCCGTAATAGACCGCCTGCGCAGCACCGTTGACCGCACCGTGAAGCACGCGGTCAAGCTGATCTCCGCCGGCGAACGCCCGGCCATCGGCGGCATCCTCGAGTCGGTGGCGATCAAGGAAGGCATCAAGGCCACCTTCAAGGTCAGCCAGTTCGACCCGCTGCGCCACGACCTGATCGACCGTGCTGGCAAGGTCTGCATGCTGGTGGTCGCGGATGCCGAGGAGTACCTGCAGGGCATGGACACCGTCGTCCCCGATCCCGACCAGAGCGCGCTGGCCCTGGACGAAGGCGAGGACGACGACATCGACGGCACCGGCGCGCAGGACCCGCTCTACATTGAGGCGGTCAGCCATGCCATCGACACCCGCCAGGTCAGTATCAGCGGGCTCCAGCGCTACCTGAAGATCGGCTACAACCGCGCCGCGCGGATCGTCGAGGAACTCGAAGCCGCCGGCGTGGTGACCGCACCGAACAGCAACGGCGAGCGCGAGGTGCTGCTGCAGTCGCCGCCGGCGCCGCAGAACGACCTGCTGAGCGGTGCTGCTGACACCGGCGCGCAGACCTACGGCGGCCACACCATCGACGACATCACCGTCCTGGTGCTGCGTAAAGACGAGATCAGCCCTGGCTGGCTGCAGTCCCGCTTCGCCCTCAGCACCGACGAGTCGCTGGCCGTGGCCCTGAAGCTGCTGGATGACGGCGTGATCGTCCTCGACGCCGAGGGCGAAACGCCAGACCTCAACACCTACCGCGTGACTGTTGCCGAGAAGGCACCGGCCGAGACGCCCATCGACCTGGAGTGAGCCATGCGCATCACGAAACTCGAAATCACCAACTTCCAAGGGCTGCGTCATGCGGCCCTTGATGTTTCTGCACCTGTGCTCCTGGTGGCCGGCCACAACGGCGCCGGCAAGAGTTCGCTGCTGGACGCCATCAGCCACGCCTTCACCGGCAAGCCTGGTCGGGTCTCGCAAAAGCAGCACATGAACCAGCTGGTCACCGAGGGCGCCAAGAAGGGTGAAGCGCACGTCACCTTCATCGACAACGGCGGCGACGAGCAGGCCGCGTGGGTGATGCTGCCCACCGGTAAGAGCGCGCCGCTGGGCGAATCCCCTTTCCTGCCCTACGTACTCGACGCCAGCCTGTTCGCCAGCCTGGATGCCAAGGAGCGCCGCCGGGTGCTGTTCGACCTGAGCGGCGCCAGCGCCAGCCCGGCGGAAGTCGCCAAGCGCTTGGAAGCCAAAGGCCTGGACCTGAAGCTGTTCGAGAAGGTGAAGCCCCTGCTCCGCTCCGGCTTTCCGGCCGCGGTTGAGCAAGCCAAGGCCTACGCCAGTGAGGCGCGCGGGGCCTGGAAGGCGATCACCGGCGAGAACTACGGCAGCGAGAAGGCGATCGACTGGGCGCCGGAACTGGTGGCCACCGTGGTCACCGATGACCAGGTCGCCGAAGCGCGCGACGCCCTGCAACTGCTGGAGAGCGACCTGTCCGAGGCACAGCAATCCCTCGGCGCCAGCAAGCAGGCCCGCCAGGCCGCCGATGGCCGTGCCCAGCGAATCGCCAAGCTGCGCGAGCTGGTCGACCTGGAGCCTCGCCGCCGCAACAAGCTGACCACCGACGAGCAGAACCAGGACGAGTGGTCCGAGAAGGTCATGGCCGCCGAGCTCGCGTCGGCCGGCAGCGTGCCCCGCCAGCCGCTGACCTGCCCCCACTGCCAGGGCGCGGTCGACCTGCAGGCCGGGACCCTGGTGGTGCACCAGCCGCCGGAGCAGATCGCAGACGCCGAGGCCGCCCGCCGGCTGCCCGAGTACCGCGAGTATCTGGCCAGCGCCCAGCGTGCCGTGGCGAACAGCCTTCGCGACCTGAACGAGTGCGTGGCCGCCGCCGAGCAGATCAAAGCCCTGGAAGCCGAGTCCGCCGACGCGCCCAGCGCCGAAGCGATCGCCAACGGTGAGCAAGCCATCAACGAGCTGCGCCAGACCCGCGACGCGAGCCGCGCCAAGCTGGTGGCCCTGCAGGAAGCCCTGGAAGCCGCCGCCCAGCGCGAGGCCTCGATCGCGAAAGCGCAGGCTGCGCACCAGGATGTGGTGGCGTGGACCGGAATGGCCGACGCGCTGTCGCCCACCGGCATCCCGGCGGAGATTCTCGCCGACGCCATCGGCCCGGTGAACGACACGCTGAAGCGCTTGGCCGGAACCGCCGGCTGGTCGCCGGTGGAGATCAGCGCCGACATCGACGTGACCTTCGGCGGCCGTCTCTACGGCCTGCTGTCCGAGTCGGAGCGCTGGCGGTGCGACGCGGTCCTGGCGCTGGCCATTGCGACGATCTCCGGCCTGCGCATGGTGCTGCTGGACCGCTTCGACGTGCTGGACCTGCCGAGCCGCGGCCATGCCATCGCACTGGTACGGGCCGTGACCTGTGATCGTGAAATCGACTCGGTAATTATCGCCGGCACCCTCAAGGAGCCGATGGCGAAGACGCCGGACTGGCTGCAGGCGGTCTGGATCGAAGCCGGGCACATCGCCGGCCAGGATCACCAGAAAGCAGCCTGACCATCAACACGGGCGCCGCAACGGCGCCCAGTATCTTGAATGCATTGCTATTTCAGTGTGTCCGCCTGGCCACGCGATAAGGCAGACACGAGACCGGCTCTACCAACCAGTGGACCGTCTCCAGGGTGATTTCTGGAGACTCCGCGCCGCGACGGCGCTCTGCATTTAGGAAGGCCATGGTCTCAGGGAGATTGAACTGGAGGCAGTGAGCGGCCTGAGCAGCCAGCACGTTGCCCCTAATCCGGTAAGGCCCGCATTGAGGGCACTCGACGCTTCGACCACCCTGACGAAACCACCTGGTCGTCACTGGACCTTTGCACAGGAAACACCTCATCCCTGCACCTCCGCTCCCCTTTGCCTAGATCACTGTGATCTGACAATACGCCCCTCGTGGATCTCCTGCACGAAGACCTCCAGGGTGTCAGCGTCCTTCTCCAGTTGACTCGCCATTGCCCGTAGCTCGCGCGCCAACTCAGGAACCTGCCTGGCGTAGTAAGAAAGGCGATCGGCCACCGCCGCATTGTTGAAGGACGTGGTACGGAGCGCAGTCAGCAGTTGCTTCTCAACGCCATTCATTGAAGCACCGCTATACCGCCATCCTGAACTCGAGCGGCCAACCCCCTAAGCGTGGCAGCCTGCCGGCGGAGCAGTTCAACCACTTCTGTCACTTCGCTACTCAGCCCCGCCGGCAGCTCGAGAGCAGCACGCTCCAGCACCACAGCCTGCGCCTCGTGCTGAAACGCCATCTCCACCATCGTCACCCGTACTTCTTCGCTCGATCGATCACGGAGCATTTCCACACCCTCCTGCGGTTTTCGGATCGCACCAGCAGATAAACATAGCTGCCATCCGCTGCACTCGCGGCGCGGCGGCGCTCTACCTGGAGAAACCATGACCACCCAGGCCGACATCATCAAGCCGGACTCTCGCATCGTGGTGCAGTTCAGCTGCGGCGCTGCATCTGCTGTCGCGGGCAAGCTGACCCTGGCGCAATACGGCGCCACGCACGATGTGCAGTTCCTCAACGCCTTTCTCGCCAGCGAGCACGAGGACAACCGCCGTTTCCTCGCTGACTGCGAGGTCTGGACCGGCCGGAAATTCACGGTTCTACGCGACGAGAAATACGGCGCTGATGTGGACCAGGTGTTCCTGCGGGAACGCTACATGAAGGGACCACAGGGCGCCCCATGCACCAAGATGCTCAAACGCCGCTTGCTGGATGCCTGGAAGAAGCCCGGCGACGTGATGGTGCTCGGGTTCACTGCGGAAGAAGAACACCGCCTAGACGACTTCCGCGAACGGAACCCTGACCGGCCCGCGATCTCGCCGCTGATTGAGCGCGGCCTGACCAAAGCCGACTGCAAAGCAATCATCACCCGCGCTGGCATCACGCTGCCCTACATGTATCGGACGGGCTACAGCAACGCCAACTGCCCCGGATGCGTGAAGGGCGGCGAGGGCTACTGGCGCGCGGTTCGCGTCGACTTCCCCGAAATCTTCGAGGCTCGGTGCCGGGTGCAAGACGAGCTTGGCCCAGGCTCCTGGTTCCTGCGCTACCGCTCCGGCCCCCGCAAGGGCGAGCGATTCCCCCTTCGCGACCTTCCCGACGGCCCGATCCTCCGCGAGGAAGCTATCCCCTCCTGCTCCTTCTTCTGCGAGATGGCAGAGGCAGACATCATCCACAAGGAACCCGCCGTATGACCATCAAGCGCAAGCTGTACCACTTCCACTTCTGCTGCGGCCTGGGTGGCGGCGCGAAGGGCTTCAACCGCGCCCGCCCGAGCGTCGGCAACGTCGAGGCCGAGTGGGAATGCCTTGGCGGCATCGACGTCGACCCGGCCGGCCTGGCTGACTTCTCCCGGCTCGCCGGCGTGCCGGGCACCCTGCTGGACCTGTTCACCCGCGACCAGTACATCCGCTTCCACGGAAAAGAGCCGCCGCCCGGTTGGCGCGAGGCTACGCCGGAAGATGTCCGCCGCGCTGCCCAGGGCAAGCGCCCAGACGCCGTTTTCATCAGCTCCCCCTGCAAGGGCGCCAGCGGCCTGCTCTCCGAGAAGATGAGCCTGACGCCGAAATACCAGGCCCTGAACGAACTGACGCTGCGCTGCATCTGGCTGATGGGAGAGGCCTGGGCCGATGACCCGGTTCCGCTGATCGTCTTCGAGAACGTCCCGCGCCTGGCCACCCGCGGCCGTCACCTGCTGGACCAGATCAACAGCCTGCTGAGCGGTTTCGGCTACGCAGTGGCCGAGACCACCCACGACTGTGGCGAGCTGGGCGGCCTGGCGCAGAGCCGCAAGCGCTTCCTGCTGGTGGCGCGCCACATCGAGAAGGTGCCGCCGTTCCTGTACGAGCCAGAGAAGAAGAGCCTTCGCGCCGTCGGCGACATCCTCGGCCGCATGCCGATGCCGGGCGACATTGACGCCGCCGGCCCGATGCACCGCATCCCTTCGCTGCAATGGAAGACCTGGGTTCGCCTGGCGCTGGTGGAAGCTGGCAGCGACTGGCGCAGCCTGAACAAGCTGGCGATCGAGGACGGCCACCTTCGTGACCTGATCATCGTGCCCGAATACCGTTCGGGCTACATGGGCGTCCACGGCTGGAACGACAGCATGGGCACCGTCGCCGGCCGCAGCAGCCCCACCAACGGCGCCTTCTCGGTAGCGGACCCTCGCGCGCCGACAAACGCCCTGCAGTATCAGCAGTACGGTGTTCGCCGCTGGACAGACACGTCCGGCGCCATCATTGGCGTCAAGTCGCCCGGGCAAGGCACCTTCTCCGTAGCGGACCCACGGGGGCAGAGCTTCGGGAAGTACCCGGTCACCGATTGGCACGAACCAGCCGGCACGGTAATCGCCGCCAGCACCACCGGCCAGGGCGCCTTCGCAGTTGCTGACCCCCGCCCAGACACGGCCTGGCACAAGAACGTGTTCCGCGTCGTCAACATGGAGCAGCACGCCGGCACAGTAACCAGCGGCCACGGCGCCAGTTCTGGTGGCCAGGCCGTAGCCGACCCGCGTTACCACAACTGGCATCCCGGCGCGTCGAGCCGGAAGCTGAACGTGGTGCCGTGGGCTGGCACCGCCGGTACCGTCACCGGCTCCCAGCAGGTAGCCAGCGGCGCGCTCTCGATCGCTGATCCGCGTGTGCTGGACCGGACCAAGGGCGACGCCTACCTGACCGGCGGGCACTATGGCGTGGTCGGCTTCGACCAGTCCGCCGGAGCAGTGTCCGCCAGCGCGCGCCACGACAACGGCCGGTGGAGCGTCGCCGACCCACGCATGCCGGCGGCGAATGATCGCCTGACCTGCGTCATCCAGTCGCTCGATGGCACCTGGCACCGCCCCTTCACCACGCTGGAGCTTGCAGCGCTGCAGAGCCTGGTGGACCCAGAGGAGCAGTTGATACTCGACGGCCTGAGCGACCGCGACTGGCGCGAGCGCATCGGCAACGCGGTGCCGCCAGATGCTGCCGAGGCTATCGCCGGCGTGATGGGCACCACCCTGCTGCTCGCCGGCATGGGCGAAACCTTCATGCTCAGCAGCATGCCGATCTGGGTGCGGCCGGTGGCGGTTGCATTGAGCGTTGCGCAGCAGGAGGCACGGCCCCGCTAGGGGCCGTACTCCCAGATCAATCAGAGGAAGTAAATGTCGCCAGGGCCAAACGGTTGAACGATGCAGTGAGATTCGGAAGGACAGTTCGAGTGTCCGACGAGCCCCTGCCAGAACGTATCGTCGAACATTCCGTGGAGCTTCATGTATCGACAGGCAGAGATAAGAGACCAGCGGTCCCAAACCGCACCGGGACTTGCGGACCCACTCACTCCATAGTGTGACTCCAGATCGTAGAAGGTGATGCTCTTCTTATTGATCCAGAGATCATCCAAGAATTTAACAAGCGCGACGACCATCTCTTCGCTTACTTGGAAGTGCTCCTTGTACGGCGCATGCCAGACAGCAAACTCATCAGCATAAGGGTAAACGCCAGCATCCCACGCATACGCGTAGGCGTGCGTTACTCCCTTCACTGAGTTTGGGTCCGTATAGAGACGAAGAATTTGAAACTTCTGCAGATTGAACAGCATTTGCGCGGTATCGGACATATTCACCTCGTGTAGTCCTCGCTCGGCTCCTTGCCGGGCCATCCGAACCTACCCCACTCCATGCCATTGCGCCACTACAGCACAAAGAAGCCCGGCAGAGCCGAGCTTAGGCGGGATCACACGCGCTGATTTGTGCAGAACGGCTGTTGAGGCGGATCGACAGACTGTCCCGAAGACACCAGGATCAGCGCTACTACAGCGATGTTTTTGAAGAGATATTTGCAGCTGCACGTGCAGCGCCTATGCTTGGGCATGAGTACGGTCTCCTATGGTCATGCTCATCTAGGCCCTCAGGTGGTGCGAACACCTGGGGGCTTTCTATTTCCGTGCCCCTCGGACCTGCATTCAAGGATAGATCGTTCTTTGGTGTGTAAAGGACGAAAGAGCGAGAAGTTACAGATTTAGAAGGACATTCCTGCCCGCTACGCCCCTCCACGCCCCCTCTCTCCCCACAGACTTCGTCTCCACGACGAACGGTGACCTATGCACCCCATCATCTATGTCGCCGGCCCCTACCGGGCTCCGGATCGGGCAGCTATTGCCCGCAACATCGAGTCAGCCGGCCACCTGGGCGCCTATGTGTGCACCCTGGGCTGGTTCCCGATCATTCCACACATGAACACCGCGCATATGGAGCAAGAATTGCCGGGATTGGGCGACGAGCTCTGGCTGCGCGGCACGATGGCGCTGATGGAACGCTGCGACGCGATGGTCCTGGCGCCGGGCTGACAGCGCTCAGCCGGCACGCTGGCCGAGATCGCGCGCGCCGAGGAACTGCGGCTGCCGATCTACCGCGACGCCGACCTAGTGCCGCGGGCGGAGACGTTCATCCAGTGTCGAGAAGCAGCAAGGCAGGGGGTCAGTGAGTCTGCGGCCACACCCAATTAAAGTAGGTCCCCAACAAAACTGCTGCGTAAAGTGCGACTACAAAAGGAACAATAACGTCGACAAGCAAAACCCTAAGATTCTGAGAACGCAACAAAAGGTGAAACCTACGATCAAACCGTTTCAGAGAGAACGGAATCCTGTCCTCCCCCACCAGGCGCGCATAATCTTCCAAGTGTGAATTAATACTTCGAACAGTACCATTGAGCGTATTCATAGCATTTGCAGCCATAGCACCATTTGCACTGGGATTGCGCCCCGCGTCAATATCATCAATCCGCCTATTAATCTCTTCTAATTGCGGACCAAGCTCATCCATCAACTCTCGAAAGCGAAAAGCTGTACGAGCTTCCTGCAACCACCACGTATAGAGTGTAGATTGCTTCGGATCATTGGGATAATCACAGGCTTTATCGCCATACCTAGCCCCCGTAATATACGCCAACCGAGTACCCGTAACACGCATATACCACTCCCCCAGCGCATCAAAGCAGTACCAGGAAAAATGTATTGCCGAGTACAAGAGAACAAAACCCAATCCAAGCATCAGTTTTTCAGGCGTGACACCCTCTAAAGAAACACCAAATATCGACAGCTTATCGGAAGTCTTTAGCTCACCAAGCACCAAGACAATTATTACGAGAGAAACCAACATGAGATTTCTCTTTATTTTTGCCGCAGCATCAGAAAGATCAAAGCCAACCGGTTCACCTAAAGCTTTTGCCAACAGCGCTTCTTTATCGCCCAAAATATTCACACGCCCTCCTTGGAAAAAAACAGGTGATTAACCCCTTATGAGATTCAAAGTATCTTGACGGATGTTATTACTCGCAACCAGATCTGAACATATTTTTCCCATCCCCTTCCCGCTTTGCCGGCCGGCGCCGGCGCGACGAGGTATTGCCCATGGAAAGCGAGATCCTCTCCGACGAGGAACTGGCCGAGATCACCGGCTACACGGCTTACGGCTGGCAACGCCGCTGGCTGAAGTCCCACAACTGGGTGTTTGTCGAGGCCCGCGGCAAGCGCCCACTAGTCGGCCGGCAATATGCCCGGATGATGCTCGGTATCAAGCCGGACACGCTGATCATCCAGCCGGCGCAACTTCCCACCCCCTACTGGACGCCTGACTTCACTCGGGTGAGCTAAATGCGACCACGCAACAAGGAAAACCGCGACCTCCCGCCGGGCATGTACCGGCGGAAGCGCACGCGCAAGAACGGAAAGGTCTGGATCGGCTACTACTACGAGGACTCCACTGGCAAGGAACGCCCGCTGGGCACCGACCTGGACATGGCCCGTATCAAGTGGGCCGAGCTGCAGGCCAAGGAGAAGCCGGCCGACCTGCGCATCCTGCGCTCAATCTTCGACCGGTACGTCCGGGACGTGATCCCTGGCAAGGCCCCGCGCACCCAGAAGGACAACCTGATGGAGCTGAAGCAGCTCCGGAAGGTGTTCGACGACGCGCCGATCGACGCGCTGACGCCGGCGATGATTGCCCAGTACCGGGACGCGCGGAAGGCGAAGGTCCGGGCCAACCGGGAGATCACCACCCTCTCCCACGTCTTCAACATGGCCAGGGAGTGGGGGCTCACTGCCAACCAGAACCCCTGCCAGGGCGTGCGCAAGAACAAGGAGACGCCGCGGGACTACTATGCCAACGACGTGGTCTGGGCTGCCGTGTACCGCTGCGCAGCGCCAGAATTGAAGGATGCGATGGACCTGGCCTACATCACCGGCCAGCGTCCGGCCGACGTTCTGGTGATGCGCCGCGACGACATCGAGGGTGACTACCTGCTGGTGAAGCAGGCCAAGACGACCAAGAAGCTGCGCATCCTGATCCGCAACGGCGACCAGGACAACAGCCTGGGCCAGCTGATCAAGCAAATGGCCGCCCGCCACATGGGCCACCTGAGCCCCTACCTGATCGCCAGCACCACCGGCCGCCGAGTGACCGCCAGCATGCTGCGCCACCGATGGGACGCCGCGCGCGACCAGGCGCGGGCGGCCGCGATCGAAGCCGGCGACGATCAGTTGGCGAAGCGGATCGGCGAATTCCAGTTCCGCGACATCCGCCCGAAGGCCGCCACGGAGATCAACGACGTGAAGGAGGCAAGTCGCCTACTTGGCCACACCGAGGAGGAGATTACGAAGCGGGTGTATATGCGCGTCGGGGCAATCGCCAAACCGTCGATTTAG